CCCGTTGTAGAGGTCAGTGCCGACGGGTATATAAGTCTCATGCTCAGTGGCTGAGTTTCCTGTCCGATCAAAGCCAGCACCACTTGCCCTTAACGTACACATGACCTCTGGCACTGCCACCGCCATCGGGTTCTTGGCTTGCAGGGTCTGCGTCATGTCCACATTTGTCTGTGGTTCTGACATCTGGCCGCTGAATGAGATGGGCTGGGCCACAAAGGTTTGAGCATGATGCGACTGCACGCCTGGCTGCAATGCTTTCAATGCGGTTGAAACATTCAATTCAGTTGCACTGAAGGTATTGGCTTTTGCGTCTTCCCTTATGGAATAACCAACAGGAATGGGCTGGGCAACGCCTTGCGTGGCATGGGTATCGACTGTGTAAGCTGACCCGTCAGCGTTCCATCCTTTGCCGTTCTGCGCCTTTTCCCTTGACGTTATGTCTTGCAAGGCGATGGGCAACAAATGCCCTTGTACGGCATCTTGTACGCTGTTGCTTAATCCTGTCCTGGCGCACAAGCCACTGACGCGAGCGCCGTCTCCAGCGCTTTGGGCAACTTCTTTCCTCTTTTCTCTGCTCGGCGCAGAATCCCCTGACAGGCTGTGGCGCTCAAAAAGAACCGCTGCGGCAGCTCTCCAGTCTCCAAGGTATCCGACAACGAACACACGTCTGCGTCTTTGGGCCACTCCAAAGTACTGAGCGTCAAGAATGCGGTATGCGAACCCATACCCGAGTTCCCCCAGCGCCCCGAGGAAGACTCCAAAATCTTTTCCTCCGTTAGATGACAAGACGCCGGGGACGTTTTCCCAAACCAACCATCGGGGCCGATATTGGTCAGCAATGGCAAGATAGGTGAGCATGAGGTTGCCACGCGGGTCATCCAATCCTTTTCTAAGTCCAGCAACGCTGAATGATTGGCATGGGGTTCCTCCGACAAGAAGGTCAATTGATCCAATGTTCCACTCCTTAAATTTGGTCATGTCTCCCACGTTGGGAGTGTTGGGGTAATGGTGTGCGAGCACCTGGGACGGGAATTTCTCAATCTCTGAGTAGGCCGCTGCTGTCCATCCAAGTGGATGCCATGCAACTGTTGCGGCCTCAATGCCAGAGCAAACAGACAGGTATCTCAATTCTTCTTCTCCAGTTTTTTAATTCTTTGCTCCAATTCGTACACCCGCCGGGCCAACATAAGCACCAGCAACTGCCAGAATTCTTCTTTTGATTCCATGAGGGAAAAAAAAGCCGGGGACAAAGCCCCGGCCTTTATCTCGCTACGTCTTAAAACAAATCCTCGTCAGAGTGAACAGGAATAGGTGCAGCGTACTGCTTGGCCGCGGGTGCCGGTGCCGGTGCCGGTGCTGGGAATGGATCAAACTCGTCAGCTGGTGCAGCCTCGGCGTCCATGCCTGCTGGCCTGGCAATCCAACCTGTCACGGTGAATGCCGGGATGCGGGTTGTTCCCTTGCCGATCTTCTCCATGCGCGAGCCTGTGTACTCGATCACTGGCAACTTGCCCACGTTGGCAGCGTGCTGCTCTGAGCACTGCTTGTACAAGGCCTCAAGACCCATGTTGGGGCCAACACCGTTTGAAGACCATTCCACAGTTCCCAGTGCCTTGGAATAAAACTTCACGTTGAACCCGCGCTTGTGGTTTGCGCTGGGCTGCGGACCCTTCTTGCCCAGGGCTACATCAGGCTGCCAGTCACGCACGCCGACTCCCAGCTCGAGCCAGCCTGTTTGGACGTTGTCAATGTCAAAGACAACTTTGCCCAATTGGATCTCTCCATCGGCATTTGTCCAAGCATTGGCCTGGGGGGAAAAACGAATGTAGGAGCCGGAGCCGCCACCAGAGGATAGATTTAGCATTTTGCTTTCTCGCTTTCAAGGTTTATGTGTCTATTGACACGGTTGGGGGAATGGGATTATTGGGCAAACTCTACGGCGCGGCCTAGAGTCAAACCCGATGATTCTTTTGTGGTGAGTTCATCGACCATGGCCTTCTTGTCTTTGCCCAGCAGCTTTTCAGCCACGGCAGGCGTCACCATCTCAGTTAAGACCAGTTTGGACTTGTCGATACCAGCGTCAGTGAGCGCTTGCAAGGCAGCAGCCTCATCGGTCCATTTGCGCGTTGCACGCTTGGGCACCATCTGCCAGCCATGAATTGACTCACCTTTCCTTATGCGTTGCACTGCGTGCTCACGCACTGCGTCAATGAATTTCTCAACCACTGGCGCACGCTCCAAGAGGTCAGCGATTTGCTCAACTGATAGGGTCAGCATGACGGCCTGAATCTGTTCCTTGTCCAGTTTTGTCAGGTCAGGCTGGGCTGCCATCACGGCAAAGCCTTGCTGCTGGGCCGGGCAGACAACCTTGGCCAAACAGTACTGGCAGGCCTTGTCACTTGGCTGGGGTTGTGAGTCTGGATTGGATACTGCCTGCACTGCCGGGCGCAAGGTGTTTTGATACCAGTTCCACAACTCTTCGTAGGTCATCAAGTGGCTGCGCACGTCACCGTGATGGGGCTGCACAATGCGCAGCTCAATGCTTTGAGGGGGTGGGATACCGTTCTTTGCAGCCGATCTGATGGCCCCCAATGCGTAGATCTTGAGCTGATCAGAGTCAGCATCCACCCAACCTTTGCCAGTCTTCAAGTCAGACACAATGAGTTTCCCGGCGCCAATGCCGACAACGTCAGCAGTACCGCCTAGTTTGACCAGATTGTTGTCAAATACCGTGACGTACTGCTCAACCTTGACGTGCCCAAGTTCCTCATGCACGCGCTTGATCTCATCGAGGTGGAGCTGGGCATAGTCAGCATTTGTGGCCGTCATGGTGATGCCTTCCACGGCCTTGCCGACATAGTCATGGGGGTTTGAGCCAGCCTTGAAACACAACTCGGCCAGGGCATGAATGGCCGTGCCAATCTGCGCAGCCTCCCCGGCAGGTTCTTGCTCGATGCCTTGGGACAGGCGCACGCTGGCCGGGCAGGCGATCCAGCGCGATGCTGCACTGGGTCTGAGGATTATTTTTTGTTCCATGACTCTCTTTCTGCATCCTGTTCGGCGATGAAAATTGTGTAGATGAGCTGCCGCACCTCGTTGCTGACTGCGTGCCCCAGATCCTCGGGACTGAGCATTCGACTCAGCAACAGCGTCTTGTCTTGGTTGGCGCGCCGGGCTTTCTCGAGTTCCTGGGTGAGCCAGACGATCTGATCCCTCATGGCTTTGCGTTCGAGGTCATCCATGTTTACGCCCCCAATGTGCAATGAGTGCAGCGTCAGCACGGCCATCATCCTTGACGCGCTTGAAGAAGTATTCGTAATTCGGGAAAAGCTCCATGGCCCTGGCCCGGCTGGCATCTTTGCCAGGGCTGCGGCCAATGGCACGCGTCCAGGTGGCAGGGGCCACAAAGGTGACGGGCATCTTGAGCGCAGCCAAGATTCCCTCGATCATCCCGAATGACCGGCCAAACGAAAAGACACTTGTCACGCCTTGCCCGGCCATGGCTGAGACGCGCTCGCAGTAAACGTGGCAGTCTTTGCCGGCATACAGGTTCAGCAGCTCGGCCAGCTCATTTGCGCTGACCTGGCGCTTGGCTTTGCCATTGCGGTCGACAGTCATCACCGGCATATCGTGGATCTGGAGTGAGTCATCTGTGAGCACCGCAATGGCACCCGACAGACCTGGATCGATGCCAATGTGCCTCATTTGAGCGCCTCATCCATGGCCTTGTTAAGCACTTCAAGCCTGGCCGCCACCAGGGCATCAGTGGCGTCATTGAGGCGCTTGACGCTGTCATAAAGGGGCTTGGTGCGGCCACTGAGCCAGCGACTGACCTGGGACTGGTCGATCTGCGCGACCCGGCACACGTCTGCCATTGTGTAGCCAGCAGCGCTGGCCTTGACCAGCACGTCTCGGATTGGGTTGTCGGTTGTTTTCATGGCAGGGATGTTAACCCCAAATTGACAACTTGTGCAAGACCATGAAAAAATGGGGGCCAGACAACGATGCCCAGCCCCCGAAGTGGCAACCGCATCGGGTGGAGTGCCCGGTGCAATCAGCGGGAGGATGAACCCGCCGGGTTGATTGTACGGGTGGAATAGTTGAGTGACTTGTAGGGGATTTGACAAGATGGTCAAGTGTGGTAGGATCAAGTCCTCAATTACTTAAACAGGAGAAACGAAATGAAAGCAACTTACAACGCATACATGGCCTCTGATCTGTATCAAGCAGGTTATTCCTGCGATGGTCATCCATACATTGCTGAGAAATATTATGTTTTGATTGAAAACGCAGCTGGTCGCCGTTTTCGTCACAACAAGTCTTTTGCTGGTGTTGAGGTGATTCAGTGTGAAGAAACTGGCGAGACAGGATTCCAAGACGTGCGCGATCAAGTCAAAGCAATCGTTGAAGATCTGGCCGCCAAGGTCAACGCTACCCTGGCCGCCGGTAAGCCTTTGACTTCTGCTTGCTGGTTTGAAGTTGATCCAGCTTATGGTTCTGATGCGTACATCAACCAAGGCACTGAGGCCCAACGTTATTTTGCTGAACAGCAAGCAGGTTAAACCAACCATGCACCAAGAAGACTATGAAGAGTGGCGGTGGGGACAGATCCTCACCCGCCGCGCAGACTACAACCCTGATGACCAACCCCCAGTAGAGGATGAAGAAGATGCCAAGACCCAAGAGTGAGATGACCAGCGTGGCCATCACGGTGAGCGCCAGGCTGATCCCGGCGCACTATGCTGAGTGGAAACGTCTTGGCGGTATCAACTGGCTGCGCCAGCAGCTGCGTGAGTCAATTCAAAAGCAAAAGGAGCAAAGCAAATGAGCGCATTTCGGT